ATGGAAGGTCAGATAAATCGAACTGACCGAGCCTGCATCAAACCGATAACCCGCTATACCATCCCTGATAATCGCCCAGGTCGGGGCATTCGCTGCCGGTATCTTACCTGAAGTCAGTGGCGCTTCCTTATCCTTCCAGCCGCTTGCAGGGCGTATATTGCTAAAAATGATTTTAAGGCGCTTGTTGAGGTCTTGCAGATAGCGAATATCCAGCTTCGGGATAGGCAGTGAAAGATTCATTCAGTACCATCCTCAATCAAGTTAATCTTGACCCCTGTTATAACCATGTCACCATTGAAGTAGAATTTAACTTTATGCCACCTTGCGGAGTTCATAAGGTCATATCTTCCGTCAATGAGGCTATAAGTGCCTTTCTCAGTAAACACATCACCATATTCATTATCGTAGGAATACTGGATGTAAGATGTTTGTGGTGCTACCTGGAAACGTGGTCTGATCTGTGACAGAGTTGTGAAAAGCTCGTCATCACCAAATACGTTCATGGTGATTGTTGAATTACCCGCTGTACCTGAAAAAGTGTAAATCTTACCGTCTGACTTTACATACGCTACAGAACCACGATTAAGGTAGGAGTCATAGGTTAAATCTGTCGGCAGGTCATCCCAATTCGTAGCGCCAAATCCAGTAGAAAAGTCGTCATACAGGATGGAATCCTGAAAGATAGAAGCCGCAGCAGTAATCCCTACCGAGTAATGACCCCATTTTCCTGTTCTCAGGTTGTAGATCATGGTTTTATCTGGATCGCCAGAAGGATTATTACTTGAGCAATAATGAAAGCTAACATTGCCCCTGACTTTATCGTAGGTCGCTATCGTCTTGTATCTGAAGTCTGGGTTTGAATTAGCAAAGAACCACTCCCTGACCCCATCACCGATAGAGATGTTCCTAGCACCATCAAACACATAGAAATCGTCATGCCCAAGAAAGGCTATACGATCTCCAATATCTACCGCAGAGTCAGATGATTCACAGCCTATATCGCCCTCAATCTCGTCCCACTGCCATACAACTGGTGCGCCAACATAAGAGGCTATGTACATATTGCGCTTCTTGAACGCAACAAACCCAGAACCCAATGCCTTGATTCCGGTAAATGCACCACCACCGATAACGCGACCAGATGTACACTGTGTTGATACAGCCTCAGTCCAATCAGCATAATCGTTATAAGCAGAGCAATGCCACTGGTCTGGCGATGTGTCTGTATATACAGCCATGATAAAGCCGTCAGAAACGGCAATATACTTTGCGTTAGGTGCGCCAGCAATAGCCGCGAAATTACCTGTTGTTGATACCTGAATGGCATCGCCAAGATTAGCCGCTAAGGTGTAGTCACCGAACTGAGCAAATGACCACCTGTGGTCTACGTTGCAGTTATAAGTCGCCCCGCTTCTGTCTGTGTATCCAGTTAAAGAGATTTCATACAATCTTGTTTCAGTGCCGACAAACAGCCTTTTGGAAGCGTTTAGCTTTTCCACCTCGGCAATTGAATTGACAGGATCGGGTATCTGGTCTACGCCAGTATCAACCAAAGACGGCAAAGCCCTAAAGCCATTGGTAGTTGGGATAATGTTACTAACCTCAAGCAACGCACCTGAAGTGGTCTGCTCTACGTCAGGAAGAAAACCAAGAAACGGAATCATCCTAAGTGAACCCTCATATTAGAACCAGACCATTTATCTTCCTGGTCGGCTTCCTTGATGTTATTTATTTCGCTCTGGTAAAGAGTAGCCCAACGCTGAACCGCATTGTCGTCTTTAATGTGTGTAGACGCAGCAACCATTGAAGCGTACAAAAGCGCGTCAGGAAGCTCTGTAATAAAGTAATTTGTCTGATTAGCTTCACTAAGCGCCGTAGGCTTGGCGTAATAGATGATATTAACCGTGTAATCAGAATCAGGCGTATAAAACAGATAAATCCTGCCACCAATCAACGAATATCCGTAAGGCTTGGACGCTGAAGAAGTACCGAATAGCTTGTCAGCCGTTTCAGGCGTGAGGTATTCAAGATTTCGTACCGGATCACCAGCGATATTGACTGACCTGAAGGCTTTAAAATCAGCAGGGAGCGCATAATCAGGCGTACCCGCTACACAGGTAATTGTGTCAGTAGATTCAAGCCCTGAAAGCCTTAATTCCCTCTGCATACGCTTTTCAGCAAACGCAATAAAGTCAGGGATAACCGAAGAAAGGTCATTCCTGTGCAGTCGAGAGGTAATTGCTGCCTGTAGCTCTGTGTATGTCGTGATAGCCATTAGCTAGGATTCGTCAATTTCTGGATAACAGGGCCATTGCCCTTGAGTTTAGTGGTATCTGTGGCCGGTTTTTTAACCAGTACATTGCCCACTGCCATTTTGCCGCCCTTGGACTTCTTCTGTATTAATGCGCCCATCAGACTTTCCCTGGTTTAGTCCTGAATAATCTGTTATCAGGATCGTTGAGAAACTTCTTGAATAACTTGTCATCATTCATTACTTCGTTGTACTTGATCCCTTTTGACTTAGCCCATTGCTCAATAGCAATCAGGGGGATTCTGGCAACATGGTTGAATGTCTCTGTATAACGCTTATTGTCAACGTCATACATTTTCTTGTTCGCTTCGACCACACTGGATAAATCGGCTGACCGCTTAACAATCAACTTATCTTCCAATGGATCGTATTTGTAACTTTCCTGAATCATAGAAGCACCTTTATTGCGCCTACGTCCTGCAACTTTCTTGCTGCGTGTCTTGGTATGCTGACGATCTCACCAGGCTTTCCAGCCGCAATCATTCTCACCACGATCACCTCAATAAGATCATCCTCGGATTTAGTTTTGCGTCTTACTTTTTTTACAGTTTCCATAATTCACCAGTAAAAAGGGGGCTTAACGCCCCCTCAAGGTTTAGCCGTTGGTATCGGCTATGATTGCATGAGCTGCTTCATTGCGTACTTCCAGAGTACACTCAGAAAGCACCTGCTTCTTCATGGAGTCACCTGTTACTGACAGGTCTTTCACAGAAACAGGACGCAGTTCTGCACACGCTACATACTCAGGATCGATAGCGAGAACAATCTCGTTAGCCAGTTGACGGCTTGGCATGACTTTCAGGGTATGGAAGTCGCCAATGTAAACGTCTACTGAATTAACCAGTTTCTTGTTGTCTTTATCGACATAGTGAGTACCGCCACCAGTGAAGGTAGAAACCACACCCTTGTTAGTCGGAGAGACAAACAGGATTTTAGGGTTGCCGCCGTTGGTGTATGCAGACTGAAGTACAGTAGTCAGCAGGGTTTCATCCAGGTTACGCGCAGTACCAGCAGTCATGGTGTCAGTACCGTCACCAGTAGCTACAGCGCCGGTAGTAGCACCGACTGAAGCGTTAGAGATCAGGTAAGTCTGGATAGAAGCCATTTCACGGGCTGTAGTCAGGTTGGTAGATACCTTGGCATTACCAATACCGCCAGCACCACCACCGTCAATCATGGCCCATTCAATGTCCATCTTGATCTGCTTCATGGCTTTAGCAAGCTGATAAGCCATTTCTGATTTACGGCCTGCTTTGTCAATCGCTTCCTGAGTACCAGTGGTTGCGAGGTTCTTGGTCAGGATTTGGGTGTAGTTGCCCAGACGGGTTGTACTTGCCAAATCCAGAGCAGTTGCATCGTCACCTTCGAGCTTGGCGTTAGCGCCTGCTGCGCCCAGAGAATCAGTCTGCCATTCGTGGTTGGTTGCTTTTGCTTTGGTCTTTCCGATTGCAGAAAGAAACGGGGTTTCACTTGGTGAAACGTCCCAGATCATATCCGACAAATCTTCACGATTACCGATACTTTCATAAGTATCAAACACATTAGTAGGTGCTGTCATTTTAAATTCCTTACGCCATCTCGGCGTTAGTTCATACGTTCAAGGATTAATGCAGCAGCATCCTGAACAGTACCCGATTGCTTCAGTCGTTGTTTCAACTGATTCATCTTCTCACTGGTCATTTTGCCGTTGCGGGTTTTAGAGTTTGGTTTAAGCATTTTAGGCAAGGGCTTTACTTTTGCCTTTGCTACGTCAACAGACTTCTGTTGCTGGTCATATAACATGGCTTTACGAGCAATCAACGCATGACGATGATCTACCATGCTGCCGACTTCTTCTGGACTAAATCCACTGTCGACAAGATAGGAGGCCAATGCCTTGTTTGTTTCAGGTGTCCAGTCAGGTGATACGGCTCTAAGCTGCGATTTCTGTTCTTCAACATAACGCTGAATGAACTGCTGCTGTTCTGCCTCTCTTACCTGCCTTTCGTATTCCTGCTGCTGTAATAGCTGATTCTGGTAAGTCCTGATCTCATTCTGACGGTCTGCAAACTTCTGTCTGTAGAGTGCCGCCGTTCCTGGGTCAGTAGCTTCCAAATGCTGCCAATTAATGCCTGCAAACTCCTGCATCAGTACATTCTCGGCGGCCTGCAATGATGCTTGGGCTATATGATTTCGCTGTGCAAGTTCATTCTGTTGTTGCGCTCTGATCTGCTCAAATTGTCTGCGTTGTTCAGCAATCTCAGCAGTCTTACGCTGGTAGTCAGCTTGTCTCTGATAGCCATTGAGGGCTTCTTGTAGGCTTATCTCGCTTTCTTCGCCATCTACCTTGACCTTACCCTTGATCTTCTCCAGAAACTTCTCTGGAGGCATATCCAAGGCTTCAGCCAAGTCCTGAATTGACTCAAAATCGAGGGCTTCTTCAGCACTCTCCGGTTCTTGAACGTCTGACATTGAGACTTCTTCAGTCTCGACCTCATCGGTCATTTCAGTATCGGCTTGCACCTCTACTTCGGTTTCTTCTGTAGAGTCTTGCGACTCCCATTTTGACAAGAGAGCATTCGCCGCATCATCTACAGATAATTCGGTAGCTCCCGTTTCGGGGTTGGCTTCCATAGGATTTCTCCATCTAAAGGGAAACCCTGTCTAGTGACAGGGCTATTTGGTCTATCTCACGACAGTCCAAATTCGTTACTGGTACTTCTGGGCTTCTGCCTTGTTGTATTCAGAAATACGCTCGTCCATTACCGCACTTTCGATAATAGACACAATTCTATCAATCACGCTTAACGCAATAGCCGCCTCAACATCTTCTGTCGGACGCTGCTTGATTCTGTCCAAATAATAGTTGGTCGCTTCATTGACTGCATAATTAAACACAGGACTTTCTAATAATTGCTTGGCTTCTTCAGGCTTCACATTTAATCCGCTAAAAGTAGGAATACTGCTAGTTCTTCCTCTAAGCGCAGTAATTCCTGTGCGTAGAGGCTCTGTAATAACGCATGACGCTTGATCTCTGCAATCCTTAGCCTTATAGCTAGTTCACGGTCTAAAGCGTCTGTGAAGTATTCTAGCGGCTTTGGAGCGATAAGTGGAGAGAACAGGTAAGGTACAGGCGTTTCGTAATCTACGACTGCGCTTTCTGCTTCCCTTTCGACCCGTTGCGTTTCTGCTTTGATTTCTTGCAGGATTTCATCTTCACTCTCTATCCAATCAGGTAACGATCTTCGCTGAAAGCCTTTGGTAGACTTCTTCTTGCCACCAGCCTTGATTTCCTCTTGTTGGTCACAGGCTATATACCCGTTAGTCGCAAGACCTATGACACAAAGAGGGAGAACCCCATCTGTGGCTAGTTGTAGGGAACTCATAGCCTTGTGACTGTCGAAGTCGTTTGACCGTCACCTGTTATCTGTTGTGTGACATTGCCGACACTTCTTGATGTCGGAGTAACAGTGACCGGATTAACCGAGTCAAGACCATGTATCTTGTGAATATCATCAACCCTTACATCAATACCTGAGATCAGGTCGATCTTTGCTGATTCAGCAGCAGTCAGTCCAGATACGCCAGTTTCAACTACAGCAGAGTAGACGCGATTATCAGGAATCCAATGGATTGTGTTCGATGTTGAGGCAATCAGGTCACCGCCGTCTGATCTAGTCCATACACCATTCGTTATCTTCAGTGCCGCAGCCTTGATATTCTCAATCTGTAAAGCCCCATCTACAACGATATTGTAAATATCTGGTGCGTATGAAATTGCATTCGGATTATAGGATGCAATTCCTTGTGATGTTTGCGTGATGTACCTCCACCATGCCACTCCACGCCTTGCGTCAAACACGTTATCGGCATCATTTACATCAATCTGAATATTGGCGTAATCAGCAGTTAGTTCAGTTACAGTTGAACCATCAACACCATAGTTGTTATGCACAGCGTCATCGGTCTGTGTTGCGGTAATCGTTAAACCAGACGATGTGATTACACCCGTACCAACTAACGGGTACTTGGCGGTAGCACCAGACTGATAGCAAACCCTGTAAGACACATTAATATTAGTTGTGAAGTTATTGATGACTTTTGAGTAGCCACTACCACCTGCCACCACAGAATTATCGATAACAGAACTAGCATCTTCATTGTATAAGTACACCCTTGATCCATCGATAATGTTTGGCATATCAACCGTTACAATCAGTGGAGTAACCCAATAGGATAGGTCATTAGCTTGCTGCCGATTGAATCCAGGATGGTAATCACTAGCTTGCTCAACATAAGTACCATGCTGATCTGTCGATGTTTCCTGACCCTCTACATACATCACCTTGGTCTCATAGCTACTGCCATTAAGATACAAAGGATCACCCCAGTTAGCGGCTGTCTTACCGTTGTAGGTCGCTGTAGGGTCTGATGATATGTCGTATATCCATTGCCTCAGAATATCCTCTGCTGAGGCAGCATTGGATGCTTCAGTGATCTTGTAATCAAAATAGTCACCTGATGACTGAGGATCAATAGGTGCTGCTGTATGGTCAGTAACCGTGATGGTAAGGCCTCTAGTGCCAGTGCCAAGACCAGTAGCCACGTTGGACAGATTAATGGTGTACTCATAGGACTCAAGCTCACTAATGCCATACGCCTGAATAACATCAGTCCTGCCTTGGTAGTACCCATCCTTGAAGGTCTTGAACAGCAGGAAACCTGAGTAGTCATACCCATCTGCTACTGAACCATCATGGTTAGGATCAGACCAATACTGAACCACTGAGTCAATCTTGTTGCTGCCACTGAGCGTCAATGCTACTGGTGTACCGCCATATACCTGCTGAACATAACAGGAGGCTGATGGAGCTATAGTGCCTACAGATTTGATAGAGCAGAACTTGTGGGTAGGGTTCACAGTGTCACCGGAGGTGTACCACTGCATACCTGCGCCCTTCCAGAACTGTATGTCACCTGAGTCAATGGTCATACCATCGGTGAAGTCAACCCTGTCGATACCAATAGCAGTCATCAGGAAGTCTGTGTTAAACAGGGTAGAGTTTGTCCTGTACTGTTCAATCAGGCTTGAGTAGATAGAGCGACCCTCCTGTGCGGCAGTGATCGTCAGTACCTTGGTTGTCCTGTTGTAACTGTAGTCAGTGGTGTAGGTAAGACCATGACCTGATATGTACACAGGATCAGACTTGAGCGTTACCGAATATGAACTGTTTGTTGGCGTTATGCCACTAGCTCTGAATGGCACATAACCATCAGCGAGTACCTCAATATCAATTGGGTCAGTAACCGTATATAGATAAGACAAGCTAGTGCCGCTTGTGGAGTCTATGGGTGTCTGTGAACCGGAAGCAAAGTACCTTATCGTTGCGGTAACATTCGATGTGATTGTGAAGGTCTCAACAGCAGTAAAGATATTAGTTGTATTAGCACCTGTTGTTGCTGTAGTTGTCCCCGCAGGTACATACACGTTAATCGTACTACCTGAGTCATTATTGAAAGTGATAGTACCCGCTAGATTTCCGGTAAAGTTGTAGTCACCGCCACCTACTGTCAGATTAACAATACTGGTATCTATGTTGTCATCATATGTTCCGTATGTGGTGTACTCAACAGTACCTCCAGACCACGTTAGTGTGCCTGAGTAGTACGGGTCGATTACCTTCCAACCGTCAGTCAGGGTGAACGATGCACCTACCCTTGTTAATGGTATGTCACTGGCTAAATTTGTTACTGCCCAATATTGAACATAGGCATAGAACTTTTCTATCGTGTCAGCAGTGGGCGAACTAAAGGTAATGGTATTTGTGCCACCACCAGTGATTGTCACACCAGTGTAAGTTGCAGCAGTAGCCTCAGTAATCCCTGACGCATCAATGAAGGAGTCAATCAAG